TATGTTTCTTTTGATTGATTACATTAGTGGTTAGTTTACCTAATGATTTTTTTACGTTTTTCTGAGCATCTCGCTCACTTCTAAATGTTGCTACTTCTTTTAATATTTGTAGGTTGTTAGCAACATTATTCTGCTTAGCCATTTTACTAAGCTGTTCACGTTCTTCTTGTCCTAGTTCATCTAATTGTTTTATGTCTTCTCGCAGATTCTTAAAGTCTTGAGAGTCAGCTATATCTCCTGTTTTCTCAAATGTCGTAGACTTATTTAGAGTCTTCTCTAATTTTTCAGAGTGCCCTTCTAGTCGTCTTACTAATCTTTCTAAATTTGTTTCTGCTGGCATATCTTAATAACCTTGGTTCTTTAGTTTTTCCTTTTCTGCCTTTTTATTTAGATGCTCTACTAACATTGAAACGTAAATAGCTCTTTCCCATGGCATCATATTCTCTAGTTCCGTTAAAGAATATTGATGTTCTTGCATTAACAGGAAATTAGTCTTATAATAGTTTTCAAGACTTTCCTGAGAAAGAGTTAGGCGAAAAAATGGTCGTAACCATTAATGTCAACGCTATTTTCTCTTCCACATGCTTTACATTGCCAATCCACGTTATGTTTTAATAAAGGCATCTCTGTAAAAAACGCTTTCATTTCATTAAATGTATCTAACGGAAGATCTTCTACGAAACGAGTTATTTCCTCATCTGTTTCATCTGCTAAACTAAATGTTTCTTCCCCATCAACAACATATTCTATACATTTAGTTATTAGTTCAATGTCTTCTAGCTTGTTTATAAGCATTCCAACATCTGCTCCAGGGTATTTTAACTTAATAGCCATTTCAGCTCCTGGAATTTCAATAAGATCTCTAGGTCTATTTTCTAAACCTTCAACCTTAAACTCTGATAAATCCATTGTGTAGTTTACAATTTCATTACAATCTTCGTTACCACAAAATAGTCTGAAGTCTGCTTGTGCACCATGTGATTGAACTCTAATTTGTAAAAACAAATCTTGTAAGTCAAACAATGGCATGGTGTATGCATCTACATCTTCACAACAGTTTCCAACTATCTGTGCACAGGCGTTTACCATTTCTTCGTATTCGCCTCCTTCTGCTGCCAACATAAGAATCTTTTCTTCCTTAACTTTAAAAGGTCTAAATGTAACCTCTTTACCTGAGGAAGCTAGTTTTCCTTTATGTAACGGCGTATCTAATTTTGGTAGTGCCATTATATTTCTCCTATATTATAATTCACGTTTATTTAAATCAACATCAATAGCTCTGGATTTCCAATAAGCACTGGATATAATAAGTGTTGTTCTCGCAATACTTACAGCACCCATTGCTAAAGGAACTAGGTTAAGAACTTTAGGTGTGCATTCCATTAATTGCCATTGTGCTCTTATCCTTCCTTCTTTATCTAATTGATTAACTAATATTTCTCCGAATGTATCATCAGGCCAAGCAACTTCTTTAGATGTTGCACTAACACAATGGTCCATCCATTTCTCAAATACATGACGCAGACTCCATTCGGCGTCACAATAAAAAGTAATGTTTATTTCATTACCTAAGAAACCTATATTTGTATTTCTATAGAACTGCCAATTACCTAAGTTCAGTTCTTTATTTGACAATGTCATACCAGGTATTTGAACTTCTTCACAAAGTAAAGCAGCTTCTAATTCAGCATCACTTTGGCTACCATAACCTAATTCATTTAGTTCTCTAACCATAGATGTAGGAAACTTTACATGTGCTTCAAATCTTTCTGTGTATGCTGGTGATAAAGCTGAGAAAGCTTGTAAGGCAGCAGGCCTACCAGAACCATCAGCGTTTAACGTAGATAACGCTACATCGCCGTTTTGATAATTACTGTCTATTGCCATTAAAAGCCTCCTATACCGCCTTTTCTTTTACGCTTTGGTTTTGCCATTGTCTCTCTATAAATCTTTTGCAGTCCTACACCACCAGCAAATTGTTGAACGGGCAAAAATATTGCCGACTTCCAATGTGCAGGATATACTTTAAACATAGGACCCATTTGACTACTTAAATATTTCTTAGTAGAACCTCTAACTTCTGGAAACTTAGCAAAGTTTCTTACAGTTGCCCAATTAGATGCTAATTTACTTTCTCTTCTTATATCTGCAAAAGCAGGCATTAACTTATCTAATAGTGCTGCCCTTAACATTGGTCTTAGATAATGTAAATTAATACCACTAAATCCATCTGGCAAAGGGTCTACAATAATAGTCAACGGAAACCTATCAAAGTATTCCAGGTCTTTTGTTTTAGGTTCATACTCGAACATATACATTGAGCCAACTTCTAATTGGTCTGCCATTTCTCCTAAATCAGAATTATAAAGTTCTGAAGGAGATTGTAAATGTCTGGCGTATGAACTAACCTGTTGAGCATACCATCTGGCAGATCTTTCAGTATCTCCAGCTGTTATGTTAATATCTTTAAATGGTGTATTATCCGCCATGTAAGTATTTATACCTAAATGCCTAAGTCCTTCTCGGTAATTATCATAAATTCCATATTTTGTTTCTTACAAAAGTCTCTTGCAGACTTCCATTTGGCTTCGTTTACTCCGTATTGAGCAACCTCTTGTAGATATCTCTTTGTTTTACGCTTTTGTGTATTGGGAGGTCTTGTGAAACGTTCTGGTTTTACTTCTACTAAATAACGTTTCTTGTTATCTACTTCTATATAGAAGTCAACCATGTATCTATGGACTTTGTTATCTATTGGATTACGATAAGGAATCTTAATCTCTTCTGAGACCCAGCCTGTTACTGAGTCATTCAAATCTGCCCAGTTCATAAACTTTAGTTCATAACTAGAACGATAGACGATATTCTGTAAATCACCTAGATATTTTAAAGGATTTTTAGGAATAAACCTTCCTTTGTATATTTCTTTAGCATAAACCATATAAATAATAAAAAGATCTTATAGGAGTATTTATAGTCGAATGGGTTGGTTAAGAGACAGCGCTTTTGGTAAGTGGTGGGGCATGGACTCATCTCAGCAGCAACAGTTCCAAAATGATGCTACTGAAATGACAAAAGTCTATAAAAATAAAGACTTTACAGACCAAGTTCAGGAACAAGCAAATAGCAGAACAAAATATAAATCAGGAGCTAATTCTGGGATATCATATTATCCCCAGGAACTCTTTACGTCTAGTCAGCCTAATGGCATACACTTTTTTATAAATGCTAGATCAAACTCAGCAGCAGCTATATCACAACACAAAGCAAATCCTGATGAATTAGCAGCAGCACAGGCAGAATACCAAGCAGAATACACAAAAGAAAATAGAGCTAAAGCAGAACAATACGAAACAGCATTGGGAGGAACTGCAGCACTTACAGCAGCTATAGGAACAGCAACTGCTATTAAGTCAGGTGCAATATTAAAGAAAGGTTCAAGTAACTTAGGTAAGACACTTACAACAGCAGGTGGTGCATTAATAGCAGGAGGCGCATCTGTAGCAGCAGCAGAAGTTATAACAACTGTAAGATTATTAGATTCAATTCAATTATATGTTCCACAATCTATTATAACAGCATATCAAGCCAATTGGGATCAGGCAGAATTAGGTATGGCAGGATTACTTACAACAGGAAGAACAGGTGTAGGAGATATATTATCTGGAGAAATGGTAGAAGCAGGAGCTAGAGGAGCAGCAGCGGGAGCAGCTAACCTTCCTAAAGCAGCAGGTGCCAACGCAGACTTTGGAGCAGCATTTGAAGCAACAAGTAAAAAGGTAGCCAACCCTTTCAAAGAACAATTATTTAAGAGTATAGGATTTAGGAAGTTTTCATTTAGTTATACTTTCTCTCCTAGAAATATAAACGAGTATAATATGGTTACAGAAATTATACACAAGTTTAAATATCATATGCACCCACAGGTATCTGAAAGTGATATATTTTTAATTTATCCTTCAGAATTTTCTATACAATTTGAATACTATGATGAAAATACAAAGCAAGTTTCAGTAAACGAAAACCTACCTAAGATATCATCTTGTATATTAGAAAACGTTAAGGTTGTATATGGCCCAGATGGATTATTTCAAACTGTTAAAAACACAGGTGGTATTCCTTCAGAAATAACAATGGAATTAAGTTTCGCAGAAATAGAAACACTAACATCCAACAGAATAGACCAAGGATTGTAATATGTATTTTAAAGCCATGCCTAAAATATTTTATCCATATAAGGATAGTTCAGGTAAATTAGTTCAAACAACTGTTCCTGATATTTTTAGGCGAGTCCACATGGACAAGTTTTTTAAAAACAGAACAACTCTATTAGACTTTTATATAAGTGATGGAGAGAGTCCAGAGTCTGTATCATATAGTTACTATGGCTCAACAAAATATCATTGGGTAGTTTTATTATGTAATGATATTGTTGATGTTAAAAGAGAATGGCCTTTGTCAGGACAAGATTTAGTAAGATATGCCAAAGACAAATACGGCAACAACAACATAAACGACATTCATCACTATGTAATTAAAGATACTGATGTTATTGTTGATTGGGACGCAGCTAAAGTTTCTACAGGAGAATATCAAGCTGTTACTAATTTAGATTATGAAGATGATATTAATGAAAAGAAACGACAAATATTCTTATTGGATAAAAGATACTTAAATGAAGTGATACAACAATACAAGAAGTTAATTAAGGCATAGAGTGATGAGAAATGGAACTAGCTAAAAAATTAGGAGCAGCCTTAGGGGCAGCAGCTATGGGCAATGCTGCCGAACCTAATATAGAAGAAGAAAATATTTCCCGTCCCGGTGATATTGCCATTGATGTCTTAGATCTAATGACCAGTTCAGGTCAAGTATTCAACATAAAAAGTTTTATGATTGATTTACAACTTACCGAAGATATATGGTCGCCTGCCATATATGGTAATGTAACAATTACAGACGCCAACAATCTAATTAACCTAGGTCCTATAAGAGGTGGTGAACTTCTTATAATAAAGTTAAGAACAAAAACATTAGAAGACATTCCAGAAAATTTAATTGAAAAAACATTTCAAATATATGCTATTGAATCTAGAATATTAAACAACGACAGAGAATCTTTTTACGATTTAAAATTTACTTCTATAGAAGCAGTAAGTGACCAACAAAGAAGTATTACACAGGCATACGGACATGATAGTTCTACAACAACAGATCAAATAGCAGAAAAGATATGGTTAGATCATTGCCAAGAATTTAGAAGAATAGATGAAAAGAAAGCAGTATCTAATTTAATTATAGGAGATACTCCTCACAAATCAAGAGTTCAATATACAAGTAATCATTGGACACCATTTCAAAACTTACAGTTCTTATCTAGAAAAGCAGTAGGTAATAAACACAAAGGTTCAGACTTTATATTCTTTGAAGGTAATAAAAACTTTTATTTTACATCTATACAAAACTTAATACAAGCACAATTAGATACAGGTTTGTTTGAACATTATGTTTATGAACAAGCAGGTATGGATATGAGGCATAGAGATACAGGCGATAATTATTTAGGTGTAGGGTTACCTAAAATGTTTAGTAAAATAGATGCCATAACTGTTCCTAGAACTGTAGATATATTAGACGGACAAGATAGTGGTTACTATGCATCTTCTGTTAGAGTATATGATATGTTTAGTAAAGAACAAGCAGAGATGATTATTGATGGCAGAAATAACTTTGCAGAATTTGTTCATACAGAAGAAGGTGTTCCTATACCTGCAGGCATACAACGTAATCCATATTCATTTGTAAATATAAAATATTTGAATATGCTTACAAGTGCAGGTATGCAAGGAGGACTTAATACAGGTGCTAAAGGAGCAGCAGCTAATGTAAATGTTGCAGAATCACAGTTACTAAGACAACATTACTTTAATTCATTTAAGGATAATACATTTGAATTGACAGTCCCAGGAAGAACAGATATTGAAGTAGGTAAACTAATTAAATTAGCATATCCTATTGCAGGAGATAAACCTGAAGATGCTGAATATGATGATATTGTAGACCCTGTATTATCAGGTAACTTCATGATATCATGTATAAAACATACAATAAATACAGGTGTAGGACATAAGATGATTATGGAAGTAGTTAAAAACGGATATGCAATAGGCACAGGACCTGAAGATGATGTTGTGCCTACATTAGGCAAGGGGCAAGCATAATGGATTTGAAAAATTATGGAAAATTAAATATACCTGATTTTATATGGTGGTTAGGTGTTGTAGAAGATAACAATGATATAGCAATGGCTGGTAGAGTCAAAGTTAGAATTACAGGTTATCATACAGGTAATAGAGAAGAATTACCTATAAAACATTTACCATATGCTATTCCAATTAATTCTGTAGCTAACGCAGCAATGAATGGCATAATGGAAAATCATCAATTAGTTCAAGGCTCAACAGTTATAGGTTTCTTTGCAGATGGCGAAGACGGACAAATACCAATGATTCTAGGAACTGTTGCAGGTAGTCCTATGTCAGCAGTAGATGAAGAAGGCAATCCTACAGGAGAGAAAACATTAGACCCTGCCATATCAGGCTTTACAGACCCAACAGGAAAATTTCCTAGAGCCTCAGATGGATTGATACCAGGCACAACAAAAGGAGAAGGTAGTGAAGATGGTTTTGCAGGAGTAGGCGAACCAGATATATCTAGGTTAGCAAGAAACGAACATGCAGAACATCACTATTCACTTATTAATAGAAGGGAACAAAGAGAGGAAGAAGTAAGAACGGCAACAGCTCCTTCAGTAGAAGGTGATGGTATATTAGATGATAAAGAAGGTAAAGCATACGAGCCTGTAAATTGGGAAGAGCCACACCCTAGAGGTAAATCTAAAGAGGAGGCAAAATATTTTAATCCTCGTCAGGATATGATTGACGGAGGAGATGGAGACCCAAGTAAAAAAGGAAATATGGAAGATTATACTTCATTATATCCTTTCAATACAGTAAAAGAAACACGTGGTGGTTTTATATTTGAAACAGATAACACAGAAGGAAATAAAAGATATCATGAATATCATCCTTCAGGCACACATAAAGAAATCCAACACGACGGAACAAAAATAGAAAAAATTGTAGGTAGTGATTACGAGGTTGTAGTCCAAGACAAAAATGTTCTTATAAGAGGTAACTGCAACGTTACTATCGTAGGCGATTGTAAAATGCTAGTCCAAGGAGACAAATACGAGGAAATAGAAGGAGATTTATTCACTACAATACATGGAGATAGAATTACTAAAATACAAGGTAATGATGTCAAGTCTGTAGTATCAGACGTAACAGAATCAATAAAAGGAAATAGAACAGCCCGTGTAGCATTAGATGATACACTTACAGTCGTTGGTAACCAAACACAATCGGTTGCTAAGAAGAAAAGAGAGTCTGTAGTAGAATCTGTAATGGAAACATTTGGTAAACATTCTACTAACGTTACAAAGTCTACATTCAGACAAACAGCAGGTAATGTTGTAGAAGTTTCAGGTGGAGACTTAATGTTTGGTGCAGCAGGTAAAAGTGAATTTGGTTCTTCAGGACCTCAAACATTAAAAACAGAATCTACACAAACAATGGAAGTAACAGGACAACAAACTATCACGGCTTCAAATACAGATATTAACAACGATGTCGATATAACAGGAACATCAACAGCATCAACAGACCATGTATCAGCAGGTATATCAGGTAAAGGACATACACATACTGATACAGCAGGAACAGGTGCTGGAACAACATCACCACCTAACTAGGAGAAATAAATGAGTTGCGGACCAAGTGAGGCACTAAAAGGAATGGCAGACCAAATAGATGCCTTAGATGATAAAATAGATTCTTTAATTACAGAATCACCATTAGGAAAATTAAATGCCTTAAAAGATCAAGCAAATGATGCTGTAAATGGTGTCATGGGTAAACTTGAAAATGCTATACCAAGCGCACTTAATAAACTAGGAAATAAATTAGATCAAACTTTACAAGAAGATATAAGTGATATAGCAAAACTATT